TTGATATTCGGTCTATTACTTGGATCACTCCTTCAACTCGTTTTTCCTTTTCTTACCCAAGCTATCGTAGATACAGGTATTGGAGGAAAAGATCTTGGTTTCGTATGGCTGGTACTATTGGCACAAATGATACTACTTTTCAGCCGTACAGCTATTGACTTCATTCGTTCCAAGATTCTCCTGCATATCTCTACACGCATCAATATCTCGCTTATTTCGGATTTCTTCATCAAACTGATGAAACTACCGATGAAGTTCTTCGACACTAAACTTATGGGGGATCTTTTGCAGCGCATTGAGGATCATCGTCGTGTAGAACAATTTCTCACATCAAGTAGTCTGAGTCTACTATTTTCTTTCTTTACATTTCTCGTCTTCGGGGTCGTTTTGGCTCTCTATAATCTTGGTATCTTCTTTGTTTTTCTCTTAGGAACAATTCTCTATGCAGCTTGGATTGTCCTATTTCTCAAAAAACGTAGACAGCTGGATTACAAATACTTTGAGCAAGCAGGGAAAAACAGAAATGTAAGGGGGGAAAAACGAAAAGTACAAGACTGGTAGAGAGTGGAGAGGTGGCTAAGTCGTTATGTTATAGTAGGATAAGGGCGATTTTTAGCTCGTGAGCATGTAAAACGAAAAGTACATTACGCTTTAATCCGCTTGAATTTGGCTTTAAGTTTTACCTCGATCGGTAAATGATCGGTAAACGCGGTAAATGAATCAGCTTTAATTGGGTTGCATTTGCAGCCCTTTTTTTGTGCCTTGTCGTGGCATCGATCGCATGGTGTAAAGGGGGTGTATTTTGCCCTACAGGGGCTTTGCACAGCGTCGGTGGCGCATACCCCTAGAGTGCGTAATAGCGGAGTTTGCGGGCGTTACAGGGGACAGGTGGATAGATCGCATACCCCGCGCTGCCATCGAGCTAAAATGAGGGGTATTTAGGGCTCCCTGCGCGTGTCTTATGGTGTCGGATTTAGAGGGCGGTAAACGACGGGTAAATGGGTGGTAAATGAGCGGAGATCGGAGGGGGTATTTACCGCCTTTTGGCTCCCTTTTTACCTCTTTTACTCTCCTTTTTGCGTGTTAAAATAGCGTTAAAAAGGCAATGCCGTTACGAATGCCGTTACAGATGGAGTTACAGCCTTAGTTGTTGATAACTACGTTTGTAGTTCTAATGCCGTTACAACTTGATACCCCTATAGAGTGAGAATCTCCCCCCCCTATTGCCCTTTTTAGACGCTAAAACGCCCAAAAATCGCGAGAAACTACCCCCCTATTACCTTATATATTTTTATTGGTATGGTGTATAACTCCTTGTATTGCAACGTGTTACAAATGTATTGTGGCAGCTCACGAATTCGAAATCCATTTTTTGTGCTACTCAGCTCTTATTACGCCTTGTACTATAGCTATGTTGTAGATCTGATCCTTGCGGAGCTCGAAAGGCTCGTACTCTGGATTTTCGGAGACGAGGGTAATCGTCTCCTCAGAGGAACCTCGTCTTACCTTTTTTAGTAGGGAGCCTTGGTTGGTATCTATAATATAGACCTTGCCCCACTGGAACCATAGATCGGATAGGAAAACTTTACGACACGCCACAATATCGCCTGAGTAATACTTGGGGGTCATAGAGTCTCCCCTCACAGTAATAAGGAAATCGGCATCCTTGAATGAGGGCACTATATATCGCTCGCAATCACCCTCCATTATGCTATAATCATCCCCATTTAGTGCTCCAGCCCATGCCTCTATTGGTATTAAAGGTATGCCCTCTTGTGGTGTGGTGCTTGGGATTATTTCTTTTTGGGTCTCTGCTTTCTGAGCGGGGGTTCTAAGCATATCTCCCTCCCCTAACATAAGCCACCCTGGAGAAAGAGAAGGGTATGCCGTTAATATCTTAACAACCTTATCACTCCCAATTGATGATTTCATGTTGCTCCCCCTAAAGTTGGATTGTGCAATACCCATCTCGCTGAAAAACAACTGCTTGCTTATACCCATGGACTCTATGAAAAGGATAAGCCGATCTTTTATTGTTGAAATATTATCCATCAAAACTTGCACGTGTCAAAACTTTGTCGTTACTTTGCGCTGTAAATACAAAAACAACGTACACAAAGATACGGAAAAATGGAACCAAAAAGAAGAATAGAGTACACGCCTTTTGTACGGCGTAAGATTGAGGAGGCTATCGGATGTAGCCCCGCGATGATTAGTCAGTCGCTTAATTACAAGCGTAAGACATCGCTCGCTAATGCTATCCGCAACGAGGCTCTACGAGTTGGGGCTAAAGAGATCATTACGGCAGATGCCGACAAGGTGCTACTTATTGAGGGGGATACCCTTATATGGCAGTATGGCAGCTGTAAGGTGATCATCGATCTTGCACGCAAGACTATTATTACCAAGGATGACGAAAAAGAGATGAAATCTAGGCTGTCTGCAATGGCAGATCTAGTATCATTTATCAAGGAGCTGGAAGCGTAATAAGTTGCTATGGAGTATCAAGGTAAGACTATAGGAATAACAAGTAGAGAATTAGATGGTATCATATCAGACGGCTATCTAAGACTGCTTGTAGTGCGTGGGAAACTGCGTCAAGTCCGTCGTGCCTGTAAGGATACTCCTGCTCTGTATGATCTAGACAGCCTTCCTTGGCGGTATAAGGTGCAGGTGTATGAGCGTTACCCTGACCTCAAGGAGAGAGAGGAGAGTAAAATGTTTGTCGACGAGATCGAGTTGGATATGGCAGCGGTGCAGTACTATGCTGAGTACCTCTTGTCGGACGGGCGGCACTTACCGCTCGATAAGCAGTCGGAGTACGCTAACAATGCATCAATACTCAATGCGTATCACAGGCTAATAACGGAGGCGGACGGAGAGCGCATCAAGCAGAGTCAACCGCGCCTCCCCCGGGCGGATTTTTGGCGCAGGGCGGCAGAGGCACTCCTCCGCATTGAGGGGCGATGGGCGAATAGCCTCCCTCGCAAGGATCGGAGCCTGCAGCGCAAGTATAATGAGTACCAAAAGCGCGGGTATGAGGCACTTGTAAGTGCCAAGTTTGCCAATCGCAACGCCCTCAAGATCGAGGGTGAGGAGCAAGAGGGGCTATTGCTTAGCCTTATCGGTCACTACAACAACCTAGACGACACGGCTGTAGCTGCTCTCTACAATAAGATTGCAGAGGGCAATAGCTGGGAGGCTATCTCGGCGGCTACGGTGCGCGTATGGCGACGCAAGCACAACAATCTTATTATGATTGGGCGCAAGGGTGTGCGTCAGCATCGCGCTCATCGACAAATGACGGTTAAGCGGAGCAAACCAACGGCCGCTTGCTATATATGGAGCATGGACGGATGGACTGCCGAGCTCCTATATAAGGATAAACCACGGGGCGGTGGAGCCACGACCTATCACAAGCGTAAGACGGTGGTAGTAGTACTCGACCCTTGCTGCAACTATCCGGTGGGGTACGCAGTGGGCGACAATGAGAGCCCGGCTCTCATCAAGGCGGCGTTGCGTAATGCGATCCTACATATCAAGACACTCACGGGTACGCTCCTGCGCGTCAATCAGCTGCAGACAGACCACTATGCAATTAAGAGCCTTACGCCCCTGTATGCTGCCATCGCGGCACGTGTTACCCCTGCGAGCGTGGGCAACGCTAAGGCAAAGCCGGTTGAGTCCTATTTTGATCACCTCAATACGCACTACTGCCAAACACAGGTCAACTGGGCAGGTAAGGGGGTTACCTCCCGAGGGGGTAAGCAACCCAACCAAGAGGCACTTAACCTACACCGCAAGTATTTCCCAACTTCGACCGAGGTGGTAGAGCAGATTGCGGCGATCATCGAGGAGGAGCGCAGGAAAAAGCTCGAGGAGTACAAGGGTTACCTCAGTGCTCTCTCGGACGAGTATCGACTAGAGATGCCCCGCGACCGCTATCTCCTGCATTTTGGCCTTGACACAGGTAAGACGATAGCACTAGAGGCTAACGGGTTCCGCCCGACGCTGCTTGGGGAGCGCAGGGATTACGATTGCTTTGACCCCTCCCTCCGCGAGTGCAGCATATCCGAAAAGTGGACGATTAAGTATGACCCGGACGACCTCGGCACTGCCCTTGCGGTCAATGCGGACGGCTCGCGTCAGTACCTCCTCGAGGCTAAGGAGGTGCAACCGATGGCACTTGTGGAGCGTAAGCCCGGCGACGCTGCTAAGCTGGCACGCATCGAGGCGTACAATAAGGAGCTGGAGCGTAAGCAGGTAGCGCGTCTTACTGACTGTCACGATATAGCGGCAGGGGTGATTGATCAAGCTAAGATTAAGGGCTTTTTAGGGGGTTGCCTGCTGGTGGATAGTAAGGGACAACACAAGGATCAGAGGAGTAAGGAGATCGGCACAATGAGTGAAGAGGTAGACTACGAGGAGGACTACGAGGAGATTGTAACCTCACAACCTACCGATCAGGGCGACACCGCCCTCGAGAGAGAGAAAAAATGGCTGAAGAAGCTATGATTAAACGGAGATTAATCAAGGGTTAAACGGAGATAAGATGAGACGGAAAGAGATTGTATTAGACGTAATTAAAACCGCGTGGATTGCGGTTACGGGGCTGTCTTTGATGGCGGAGCCTCGCGAGGACTTGGGTGCGCTCGCCCTCGCCCTCTACTACCTTGTAGTGATGGGCAACTTTGTTGCCGCTTGGAGCTACTTTGCGCGACACTCACTGCCGCGCTGGATCGAAAGAAAGTCAAGAAATAACTAATCATATATGGACAAGCGAGAAATAACGGAACAACTCAGAGCGTATGTTGCGCTCAAGGGCTCTCAAAAGAAGGCGGCAAATAGCCTCGTAGGCGTATCGAGCGCGACGATTAACAAGATCCTCAACTCGACGGACTTAGAGAGCATCTCGGAGGAAATGTGGCGGAGTATTGCGCAACAAACTCGACGCAAGGAGTCGGGCTGGGTGCTGGCCGAGACGCAGGCGTATCAAGAGATGACCTTTTTGCTATCAGCGGCTCAGCGCGATAGCTTGGTAGCGTCTGTGGTGGGTGAGGCCGGTAGCGGTAAGACCGAGGCCTGCAGAGACTATATGAGCAAGGGTCGTAATGTGTACCACCTCGTCTGCTCGGAGCACTGGAACCGGCGCACCTTTGTCGCTAAGCTATTAAAATCAATGGGGGCGAACGTAGCAGGCTGCACAATTAATGAGATGATGGAGGACGTGGTGGATACGCTGAGTAAGACGGATAGCCCCCTCCTTATCCTTGACGAGGCGGACAAGCTGAGTGATCAAGTGCTCTACTTTTTTATAACCCTCTACAATCAACTAGAGGGGCGATGCGGGATTGTCCTTTGTGCCACATCCTACCTTGAGAAACGCGTAAAACGCGGGCTCCGTCTCGGTAGGCGAGGCTACGAGGAGATATACAGCCGCATCGGACGCCGCTTTGTTGCCCTCGAGGGTATCAGTGAGGAGGATGTGGCGGTAGTGTGTCGCGCAAACGGCATCGAGAGCGATCGCAAGATACGCGAGATCAGCAAGGAGAGCGAGGGCGACTTACGTCGAGTTAAGCGGGCTATATACGTAGCTAAGAGCGAGGCTGCATAGGGTTATGGCAAAGACTTACTCTAATAGTAACGTGCTTACCGCACAGTTTAAACTGGCGGATTTCGGGGGTGCATGGCTCGCCCATCTTGGGCGTCCGGCTCTACGGGGTATGTGGTTTATCTATGGTAAGAGCGGCAGCGGTAAGACCACGTACTGTCTCAAGCTCGCTAAGTATCTCACAGAGTTTGTACGCAAGGTGGCGTACAACTCACTCGAGCAAGGCCTGTCGCCCGCTATGCAGCAGGCCTGGAAGCGAGCCGGGATGGCAGAGTGCGGTAATCATATTATGCTCCTAGATCGGGAGCCACTCCCCGAGCTCCGCAAGCGGCTGGCAAAGAAGCAATCCCCGGATGTGGTCTTTATCGACTCAGTGATGTACCTCGAGGATGCACCGGCTAGCGAGCTCATTGCCTTGCGGCACGAGTACCCCTCCAAGCTCTTTGTCCTTATCGGGCAAGAGCGAAACGGGGACGCTTACAATAGTAAACAAATCAAGCTCAAGCACGATGCGGATATCAAGGTGAGAGTGGTAGGAGGGATCGCACGATGCGAGACTCGCTACTCAACAGAGGATGGCTACGGAGGGGCGGATTTTGTCGCCTTTGAAGCAAGAAAAAAGAAATTTAACGCAGAAATGGATGAATAGGTATGAAGATTTTATTGTCGATTAAGCCCGTTTTTGTCGAAGAGATTATGCGAGGGAAGAAACTCTTTGAATACAGGAAGACCATCTATAAGAATCGCAATATAAGTAGGATTGTTGTCTACTCCTCAAGCCCTGTTTGTCGTGTCGTTGGAGAGATCGACGTGAAAGACGTCTTGTGTGATACCCCTGAAAGGCTTTGGGAACGGACAGCACTACAATCGGGCATCTCTAAAGACTGCTTCGACGAATATTTTGGGGGTAAATCCGTTGGGTATGCTATACAGATAGGCTCATTTAGTCTATACCCTAGACCTAGACTGCTACAAGAGGCTTATCCAGGGATCACTCCTCCTCAGTCATTTTGCTATGTTGAATACTAAATAAGGAAGAAATGGGACAAATCAGGATTGAAGGAGTCAGATGGTCGTCGTATGATCAGCGTACATGGCTCGGTACAACGCCCTACATGGTCTACATGATAGAGCCCGAGTTGCGCGGTTGGGTACTCGACGCCGGAGGAGCAAAGGAGACATACCCCACCCTCGACGCAGCAAAGCAGCGCGCGCTGGATGACCATATAAGCAGGGCTAAGCAAGCCCTTAGAATCAAAGGATGGACGTACGACGAAAGGATAGGAGGAGTATGATTGCGGATAGGTATGTATTAGCTCTCGAGAAGATGAGAGAGGCTGTCAGACAGCATCTCTATATGATGTATGAGAGCAACGAGGAGAGGAAGATTGTAAATACGGTCTTATCGGTTACCCAAGATGCAGAAGATATCGTGGTAGAGGATATGCATAAGAGCGTTAAGTGTGATATCATCTACGATATTGAGTTAGGATGGCGTGTTGTCAATAATACAGACGTCTACTGCATCGCTTGTCGCACTCCGCTTGTTACATATGCAATCTTGATCAAGGACAATGAGTGTATCCTTAAAAAGGATTATAAAGATGTCCTCGGTAAGTATTATGATCTTGAGGAGGCTCAACAGGCAGCGCGTAAGCACCTGCAAGAGGCTATAATAGAGACACTTGGAATAAAACTACAAGACTATGAAAGAGACTAAGGTAATGGATAAGATCCACAAGGATCTCGTCAAGAAGTACCATACTCTCGCGGGTCAGCTGGGTATGACGGATGAAGAGAAGCGTGCTCTCCTTGCTCAGTATAAGGTGGAGAGCAGTGTCGACCTCTCGCAGCATGAGCTTGTCGACGTCTGCGCTTGTCTCTCAAGGGAGATTGAGCGGCGAGATGGGCATCAATCGATGGATGCGCTGCGTAAGCGGCTTATCGCGGTGATCGGTAAGTACCTCAAGGCGTGCGGTAAGAATGAGATTAATATCTCTTACATCAAGGCGACTGCCTGCAGGGCAGCGGGGATACGCGAGTTTAATCGCATCCCCCGGGAGCGACTCCGCTCTCTCTATGGGGCGTTTAGAATCAAGCTCAAGGATATAAAAAATGTAGAAGAAGACTATCAAAAGAGGAGGAGATTATGATACTAGTCATACTAGGCGTGCTCGTGTTACTCGTGCACTCATGGATATGCGGATTGCTTGTATTAGGCCTTGTTAAGAGTTTTAGGTGTGATGACAAATGGGGCAGGGTAGGAGATGTATTTATCGGGACGAGCTTAATTAGCTCGGCTGTGCTAGACGCTGTAGGTATATACAAATTAATAACACTATAAGATTATGATTACAAAACTGTATTATGAGGTCAAGGTACGCCATGAGCGTATAGACGATGCCGGAAAGGCAAAAAAGGTAACGGAGGTCTATATCGTCTCTGCTTTGGAGTCGCAAGACGTTGAGATCGCAATACTTAGCGAGCTTAGCTCTTATCGAGACGTTGAGATACTAAGTATCAAAAAGGTAAAGATTGATCAAGTAATTGCCGTTTACAATCGGGAAAGGCAGCGAGAAAAATGGTATCGCGCTCGATGCGCAGTAATTAACCTCGACGATAATGATCGTCCTCGACGTACATCAATATCAGTAATAATCAATGCAGACGACTTTGACGACGCCGATAATCGTCTGCACGCATGGCTAGATGCTATGACGAGTGATATAGAGCTAATTGGCCTCTCACTTAGCACAATAAAGGGTTGGTTGATATGATATATAAATAATAGATAGTAATATGCAAGAACAAGTAACCATGACGCCCGAAGAACGTCAAGAGTATGAAGAATTTAAGGCGAAAAAAGCCCGTGAGCGGGAGGAAGCAGCGCGCAAGGCGCAGCGTGAAGAATACGCTCGTCTTGTCGACGATGAGGTCGCTGCAGCGGTCGCGCAATTGGGTGAGCTTAGCGAGCAGATGCGTCTTATTAAGGATACCATCTACGATAATTTTAGAACGATTATTGAAATGAAGGGTGAGGTAATGCACCTCACGCGCGAGGGCGGACAGCACACGCATACCTTTACCTCCTCAGACTCACGTTACCGGATAACGCTCGGTAATCGTGTTGTGGACGATTACCGAGACACGGTAGAGGATGGTATTGCGATCGTGACAAGGTATCTGCAGTCACTAGCAAAGGATCAGGATAGCGCAGATCTTGTCGAGACGGTGATGCATCTCTTGTCGCGTAATAAGCGCGGAGTACTACAACCCTCAAGAGTGATACAACTCCGGCAACTGGCTGAGCGTCGGAAGGATGATGTCCTCCTCGAGGGGGTAAAAATCATCGAGGAGAGCTATCAGCCCTACACCTCCAAAACCTTTGTGCAGGCTCAGGTCAAAGAGGCAACAGGCTGGGCGACCATCCCTCTTAATATGACAGAGGTATGAGCAGGGGTATACGTTTTACTCCATCCGGTAAGGGGTTTGTTGCAGTAGTAAGCACTGCAGCAGCAAGAGATAGACGTATCCCTACCACTCGCAAGGAGTGTGTGATGGAGGGTGGATTGCGTTTTGTGCTCCATCTCACAGAGCGAGAGTGGCACAACATAGAGGTGCTCTCTCGAGGAGCAGCACCTGAGGGTTAGTTTATTTCTCATCTTTTGATTGGGGGTACAACGTCGGGAGACGGAGTGCCCCTTTTTTTCTTACATTAGAATTGTACCTTTGCATAAGCAATATATAACACAAAATTTATGGGACTATTTAATAAGAAAGAACTTGCAAGAATTGCTGAACTTGAGCGAGAAAATGCTTTACTCAAACAACGCATTGAGGCTCTATCCCCATTTGAACCATTACTTAACGTAACAACAGAGCTTAATCACTTACGAGAAGAATATGATTCATTACGTAAGCAGTATTCTGTTGCCCTTAATGTTTTTCAGAATCTACGTACAGAGATTTCTGCATATGAGGAATACTCTGAAATGATTGAATATGGATTGTATAAGCCCCATTTTAAATTTGAGACTTCGGAAAAATTTAAGGACGAAATTGCGAAGGTTAGGGATAAGCAAAAAGAGATGATTAAAGATGGCCTTGCCGCTATTGGTGGTGACCGAATCTCATGGAATGATAGCTTAGCTCAAGGAGCAGCAATGGTCAAAAGAGAAAAACAGCTCATGTTAAGGGCGTTTAATGGAGAGTGTGACAGCCTCATTGCCAGTGTGGATTGGAATAATATTCTTCGAATGGAGGATCGTATTGAAAAGTCTTTTAATGCTATTAATAAAGTGTATAAGACGCAAGGTGTTTCGTTGTCTCCTCGCTACAAATCTTTGAAACTTGATGAGTTACGTCTAACACATGAATATCATGTAAAACGGCATGAGGAGCAGGAAGAGCAACGTGCTATCAGAGAGCAGATGAGGGAAGAGGAAAAAGCTATGAGAGATGCTGAACGGGCTAGACAAAAAGCAGAGAAAGAACAACAAACCTATATGTTGGCTCTCGAAAAGGCAAGAAAGGAACTTGGTACAGCAGCTGGAGAACAACAAGAAAAATTGTTGTCTCGGATTGCAGAATTAGAAGCTGGCCTTGTGAATGCCGAAACTCTAAAACAAAAAGCCATATCAATGGCTCAACAGACAAAAATGGGGTATGTCTATGTAATATCGAATATTGGTTCTTTTGGGGAGGATGTGTACAAAATCGGAATGACAAGAAGATTAGAGCCCATGGATCGTGTTCGAGAACTAGGAGATGCATCCGTACCATTCCCTTTTGATGTTCATGCTATGATTTTTTCGGAGGATGCCCCTGCTATGGAGTCTGCTTTGCATAGTAAGTTCGATGGTATGAGAGTAAATATGATAAATCTACGCAAAGAGTTTTTCCATGTCCCGTTACACACGATTGAGCAAGAAGCGAAGAAAATGGGAGCTACTGTCGAATTTACATTATTAGCTGAAGCGAGGGAATATCGAGAAACACAGCAGGTTTTAAGTAGTAAAATGAAGTCCAAATCGAGTTCTCCTTCACAATTTCCTTCGTCGATATAGGTATTAGCACAAGTAAAAGAATAACAATGGGCTACTCTCACCGACGAGGGTAGCCCTTTTTTTTGTTTACAATTCGGGCGGTTTTATTTACACTTTTGCGCTCCAAATGTTATATAAACGTAAATCTTATACATGGCGAGTATTTTGCGTATAAAACGTATTGCATGCATGAAATATATTACTGCCTTTGTGGTGTCAAAAGAGACAGAACAGAAACGAACGAAAAAAAGAAAACGAAAATGACAACGATCGAAAAACTACAACAACTCGGAGCTGGTCAGTACATTGACTTCAGCATTGAAGGAACCGACAGCGCACTAGAATGCTACCTCTGCAGCGACAGACACGCAGACGCCATTAAGGCTATCCGCATCCTCAACGTAGAAGGAACAGGATTGGTACTTGAAGTAGAACTCGGTGAGATCATGATGTTTAAGCCTACCACGGTTTACATCTCAATCGAAGAAAAGGAAATCATGGACCCCGTAGAAGCTAGCGAGATTCGGAGAAGCAACGTAGAGGTACTCTACTCAAGCAACGTAGAAGACGAGAAGGAAGAAGCTACTACAGAAGCAACGGAAGTAGTAGAAATCACAACGAGCTGGCACAAGGCAACTGACAAGATCGCAATGACGTACGCACAAATTAAGTATATCGATGCCCTTGCGACAGAGGACAATATCGAGGGATGGGATTTCCCCTCGAACACGAACGCTCAGCGAAGTCTTACTAAGTATGATGCGTCAGAGATTATAGACGCACTCAAAAGCGGTAAAAAAGTAGTAATTAAGTAACAAGGATAACCCGGGGGTGGGCAACCACCCCCACAACAATAAAGGATATGAAAACTCTAACAAAAGAACAAGTAATCGAGCTAGTAAGCAGTGCAGACGGCCTGCTAATCGCAACTAATGCAGGAGAGAGACACGTCAATAGTTTGGACGAGTGCATCGAATTTGCCGAGACCCTTAAGGATATGCATTTCGATGGTTTTGTGCCTGCGGATAAGGCACCTGCAGATATAACAGAATCGACGGAGTACGAGCCCGAGTGGGGAGTGTATAAGTTCAGCGCCCCGAACTGCACAACGATAGATAGTGATATCTACATTAATATCGGCGAGTAAGACAACAAGGGGGCGGGCAGCCGCCCCCGCTAAGTGAAAAGAATATGGATAACAGATTTAGGCTATCAATTATCGACTCTACTCCTGCATACGTAGAGGAGCTCGGGGAATATGAGGACTGTATAGAGCATATCGTCTCTTTTTGTGACTGCGAACCTATCGATGCGTTTAGGCACAGTGAGATAAAAACAGCTCTTGCATCAAAAGGAGAGGAGGAGTTTGAGATAACTATCGTCGAGACAAAAGATGTGTACTACATCAACCTCAATACGGGGTTGGGCTGGGGTAGTTACGATAAAGCAGAATGGACGCTCTACAGGGCTGCTAAGCATCAATGCTTTGATATGTTTGACAATTGATATAATTATTATAATATGACAAACAAGGAGTTTGGGGCGATTCTGCGGACGCTGCGAGAGGAGAGCGGTATTACGCAGTATCGACTCGTCAAGGATAAGATAGTGACGAGTGCCACTCAGCTACAGGATATCGAGGAGGCGAGACGGGACGTGCGTCTCTCAACGCTGTTTCGTCTGCTCGATGCGTACGGCAAAGAGATAAAAATCATCGACAAGGGTGCTACAAATACGGCAAAATGATTACCTTTGCAACGTCAGTAATGACGTCGCGCCTTTGGGTGCGTGAGTTGAAACGATTACAACACTATCGTTTTCGATTTTTCGATCGTTGGGGAGGCCTTAGGGTCTCCCCTTTTTTTTATCATTTGATTTTGGCTTTTACGGAGCCTAGGAGGTCTAGAGACTGCAGGCGATGGTCTACAGCCTTGCGCCATTTGCTGCGCGTATGACGCGTAACGCCGGCAAACTGGCGCTTTGGTATGCGGATGGTAAGCTGCGTCCGCTTAGTGATGGCAAGCGCCTTGTATTTAGGGTCTTTTGTCGTTTTGTACATCGCCCAAAAATATTTTCGCATTTTGGTGGTTACGGGGACTTGTACAACCCCTCCCTCGTTGTGTATATGAGCATAGAGGGTGTTACTGTTGATAACTACCTGGTTGCCATCCGCCTCGACCGTGATACTCCGCCTCAGAGCCCCGCTGCGTAACATAAGAGAGCCGATGCCATCCTCGTGCTTGCGTGGAGGCCACGCTTTACCGTCCCACTCTTTGCGTACAAATGCCTCTGCGGTCTCCTCTTGCATGATGACGAGTAGGTCGTTCGCTAACAAGCGTTCAAGGTCTTGCTTATCTAGTTCCATAGTTTGTTTATTCCGATTTTATTGTTATCTTTGCGTCAAAGATTGGTGAGCTAGGGTGTTCCCTAGCACACCACGAGGATCTCCGCCAGGGTTTTTTAGACTTTGGCGGTTCTTTTTTATAGGGTGTAGTCTTGACTTATTATCTGCTCTCTCGTAATCTCAATATCTCGTTCGTAGTTGATGATAAAACGTATAGTTTTTATGTTTGGATATTTTAGGGTGCGCCATCCTATGGTATCTTTGATTATTTTTTCATCGTACTCTCCCTTAATAACCAACACAAGGTGATCCGCTTGTTTTGCTCCGGTTTGTATGTTTTTGTCGAAGGCATTTTTTGAGTTGCTCTCAATGTGTTTATATTCGACTAATCGATCCTCTGTTATGTTACGGCTATCTGCAGTGTTACCATCTCCCGTTGCTTTGTATAATACGATTTCGTGATCGTACCTCTTCGCAAGCCATCCTGCTGTATAAAGGTTTTTGAAACGCTCGTCTTTTTGGATGCCGGGGTTAATTGTTACACCACCATCTCCAAATTTTATGTATTTTGTACCATCATCTCGTTTGGGTGTCTCTTCTAATAGCTTCCTCGCTTGAGCTTCTTCTTCTGCATATTTAGAGTCCGTTTTGTTGCTACTATTAATATTCTTCTCAATAGCTTCCCTTTCTTTATTCCCATTTTTTCCATAGTATGGGTGTTTTGGCGGGATAAGTCGCCCCTCCTTGCCCGGGTTAAACCTAAAAATCTCCTGCTTCCCAGGCGTCATCTCCTCTAGGAGGTCGACTACCTCCTTGCTCTCAGAGCGAGGGTGCGTCCCCGGGATTACCTGTATTACATCGCACCGACACCCCCAGCCGTTTGGGGGAAAACAGGTATCCCACGCAGGGTCACTAAAGGGGAGACACATACCATTAAGGCGGGCATGGTCGGCGCGTACTTTTTCGTCGCCTGCCGTCTTATATAAGAGGTCGTACGCGTCGCCAAACTCCGCAAAGCGCTCCCACTTAGCCGCCATTTGCGCGGAGGCCTGCACAAAGGCGTACTCTGCTTTGAGCCAGTTCTTATTGTACTTATCGTCAATCTTAACGGTGTCGGCAACAAACTCTTGCCAGCTTTTTAGAGTGCCATCCGCATTGCGCGACCGACCGGCCACCTCTTGGAGGTGATGATACGTCTTAAAGCCTGCAAAGGTATGCAGGTCTTGACGCAGGGCACGCTGCGTCGAGTTAGATAGGTCTCGTATGATGGGGTCTACCTTAGCGGTGTACCCTCGCGCGCTCACCTCAATAGCTTTGCGGATAGGTTTCTCGCGCAGCATCTTAGGGGTCATCTTGCCCCCCTGCTCGAGTACAAACTTTTTGGCGCGATTAAAGGCCTTTCGGAGGCGTCCGCCCTTGTCGGGGTCGTCGTCCCCCTTGAGCTCGACGCGGATCGGGGTGTATAGCCCCTCGAGGATAGAGGCTAATCGCTCATACCTCGAGGGGGTTACCCGAAAAAAGGATCGGAGGCGGTGAGTTGGTTAGCCTCTCCGAGGCTTGTACGCTTGCCGGTCACGGCCACCCCAAATTTGTCCTCGATCCACTTTTCGTCGACCTCGTAATAAGGGAGGATATCCTTTGTACGCTGCCAAAGGGCGCTCTTGTCCTCCTCCTCAGGATACTCAAAGCGGAGGCCTGATGGGATATGTCCGAGTGCGGCAAGAGCAGGCAGGATAGTAGAGTTCATCGCTTTTTCGACGAGCCCTCTGTCTTTTGCGCATTTAGCGTCGAGGAGCTTAAGAGAGGACTCCTCCTTGCTGTAGTTACCGTTAGCCGTATCCTCGCCGATTATACATCCTAGGATCTTAGTCGAGATATCCTGCTTACACGCCCATATAAGGCGCTCAAAGATATCTCCATTACCGGCGACACCGGTCGCAAACGACATCTCCTCGTTGCTGTCGATAATTGCCCAGTTAGCGCGTCCCATCCGCGTCATCATCTCCTCAGCCCGTGCAAGCGCCTCTTGGTCGTCTGTGTCGATTTTAAGCGTCCGAGGGGGGATGCCGAAGGTCTCGGCAAACTCGCTCCAAGCACTTAATGCGTAACGCTTAAAAATGGTATTAGGACAACAATCAAAGAGGATACCGAGGTCGTTCGGAGAGCCTACCTCGAGGATGGAGGTGCCGTACCGGCTATCCGCGCGGTAGTCGATCCCCTTTGTGTCGGCCACATCCGGGAGGATTTGCCCCAACCCCGGCACAACATGGCGACGAGGGAGCAACGAGACGGTAAAGAGGTCCGTCGAGGAGGGGGTAAGCTCAAGGAGCGAGTGCCCCCAGTAGGGCGTCTCAAATAGGATAGTAAGGAGCTCATTAAAAGCGATGGAGTCGATAAGGAGCTTTGTTACCTCCTCGTTAGTTACCCCCTTAGCATCAAGGATGGCAAAGGGCTTGTTAAGTGATCGGTCCCTCCGCAGCTCCATCTTGGAGGCGAGGTAGAGGTCGTGCAGCATATCGTCGATAATATCGACGAGTCGTGTGCGGCGGGGAAAATCGGGCTTGGTAGCCTCCTTTTTAGCATCGCGCCAGGAGCGCATGTCGCGCGAGGTTTGCGAGGCTTGCTTTTGTATGATTTTTTCGAGAAGGGATTCAGTGGCTTTGTGTAGTGCCATGGTGTGGTATGCTAGATATAAGGTTAATACTCGAAATCGACTTTAGGGCGCGAGCCCATCGTGAGGTGGGATACGATCCGCCCGTCCTCGGTCTTGCGGGGTGGGAGTCCTACGATGCCGAGGGTACCGGTCGCGATGCCCTTAAGGTACTCTTGGTGCAGCTTGTAGGCCTCGACAACGCGCTCAAAGGCGATATCTACGTTGTGTCGACGCATGATATAGTAGAGGGCTATATCCTTGATCATCTCCTTAATGTCTGCAAGGCAAGGGGTGTCAGAGGGCATGGCTTGTATTGCCGCAATGTCGTACTTAGCGGATAGATAACTAAGTACCCGCGCCTCAGAGGCACGGAGGCAGGTTAGGGTGATCTCGGGGGTGTTGTCGGTCATCTCCTCGAGCTTGTAGGCATCGACGACGGTGAGCATCTCTTGTTGTTGTACGAGCATATCGGTATTAGTTAAATGGTGGTTAATCGCAGGTTAAACGGCCGTTAATAGTGTCGGTCGGGACGCTTGGAGGTCATATAGTGACGCTGGTCTGATCCTACCTTGTTAAGCATCCAAATGGCGGACTCGAGGGCGTCGGGAGCGTCGTCGTGGAGACGGCTCCCCTTTTCGGTGGCGAGTAGCTGGTCAATGAGGATTTTTAGCCCCTCACTATCGCGCTCCTCCTCGTTAAAGAGGACAAATCCTCGCTCAAAAAGGGGCTGCATGGTCTCAATACGCGAGTACTTATCGGGTTTCTTGCGCTTATCGGGGGTGATGGGGATTTGTCGCCCTCCTCGAGCTACCCCCTCATCCTTAAACTCCTTAAGGAGCAAGTCCTGTATAAAGTTTGCCTCCATGTAGTAGCGGGGCGGTTTGCGCCCTTTTTTGCGCTCGATCCACGCCTCGATATCGTAGTGCCACGCCACCATCTCAGCGACAGAGCATTGCCCTGCGTACGCCTTGAGGACGTGGTAATACCCCTCTTTTGTTTTACCGACGAGCATTGTCGCTTTGTAGTCATTCGCTTTTGTTGACTTAAAAGAGGGGTCGGTATAGGCTATGATCTTGACGTACTCCTTGAGTGGTAGGATCTTGGTGTAGCGCATCCACTCGGGCTTAAAGACGGCTCCCTCCTCGATCGGATTGTTAAGGTACTCACGCGCAAAGCTGATCTCGCCTTGCTCATCGCGCATCGCTTGTATATCCTCGCGCGAGTAATACCCCCACGAGGGATTGCCCTTGCTGTCTATGATATTGACGCGAGTATGGTATAGGTCTTTGATGTTAGCAAAGTGCGCGAGGATCATGTTTTTGGCAAATCGATTGCCTACCATGATAAGACGGCCGCGCCCCCCGGCCATGGTACCGTATAGTGGTCCCATCACCCAGTTGTAAGCCTTGCGGACGCGACTCTCGTTATTGCTGAGTTGGTCGTCGTCGATATCGTCGATAAGGATGTAGTCAGGGCGCTGCCCATTTTTTTTGAGACCTCGAGGGCTTTGTCCCCGGCCGATGGCCACAAACGTAGTCCCATCGGCCAAAGAAAATTTGCCCGAGGTCCACTCGGTACCCTTATCCGCCTTAATGCCAAAATCTTGGATATAGGCCTCGTTGTTGGCAAGCTCCGCTTGGAGGTCGGCTAGCAGCCCCTTGGCGTTGTCGTTACTGCTGGAGACCAGCACGATAAAGCGAAACAAATTTTCCCCTCGTGCGAGGATCCATAAGGGGATGAGGCAGCCCATATGCGTAGACTTGGCGTGCCCGCGTGCCCACTCAAAGAGGGCGCGCGCCCTCGGATGTCCTGCAATGTATTTGGCTGCATCGAGGTGGAATTTAGCGGAGTCACAGGGTGCAATGTGCGAAAAGTAGGTACGCACGAAGTAGTTGTAGTCCTCCTTTGCACGACGAACACGCTCCTCCTTGGTCTCCTCACACTCCCCTAGGTCAAAGGTCGTGCGGGTGATGAGAGACACCCGCTCATCCCATCGCTTGAGGAGCTCCGCCGAGACTTGTTTTTTAGCTCGCTTAATCATCTGCTTGTTGTGTTAGTAGGTTGTCACGCTCAATGAGCTGATGGATATAGATGTCCTGCAATCTGGTGAGCTCTTGTACAAACTCGCGACTTGTCTTGAGCCGTTTACCCTCTGCCACGAGCCAATCTCCAAATCCCGTCAGGGCAAGGATGACGTCATCAACGGTCGCCTCTTTTTGCAGACTCTTGATCTGTTTACAGACCTTGCTAATCGCATCTGCTGTCGAGAGAGGCTCCCCCTGCTCGATAAGGGCATCGAGCTGCTTGAGGAGCTTATTGTACAGGGTCTTGGGTGATAGGAGAGAGGCATTGCGGCTCTCCTGCCACGCCCCCTCTTTTTTCCACTTTGTGAGGGTCTGCGGGGTAATACCGAGACGCTCTGCAATCTCTCGGAGGGGGACCTTGTCGAGGTACAATCGCTTAGCATGGTCATACTTAGCAGGGTCTTTCGGGGCAAAGGGCTTCTTTGTATTCATTTTGTTTATTAACTTTGCGGTGTGTATTGATTTTATCTATATGAAGCACGAAAACTATCTTAGGCACGTTGAGATGGTGCAGCAACTAGTACGGGAGTACTACGAGCCGGGGCGGCAGGACCGCTGTCTTGCCGAAGTGTGGCGTAGGTGGGTCTATCCGGTCTATCCGATGTGCTACGAGACGCTCCGCCGCATCATGGCCATTAACCTCAAGGAGGAGCAGACGCAGATGCGTACTGCTCAGTCTCGCCCCGTGCAGGCGTCGCTTTTTGGCGATCTTGATTTTTAGCTTTCCGCCCACTCCTCGCGCGCTAGCTGGATCCTCGTCTCCTGCAGGCTCTCTATCCTTGCCCCTACCTTATATCCCTCTAGTCTCCATCCCTCTTTTTTTGCTGCCTTTATGATCTCGTCGACAAGGGCGAGGTAGCGAGCATAACTCTCGAGATGTCGATCGGGGGCAGCACTTGAGGCAATAAGGGGGAGGTTAACGTAGAGACGGAGGGTAAGGTCAGCACGGTATCGATCCCACTCCTTATCCTCGTTGCATCGCTCCTCGCCCTCAGGGGCAATAAGGAGCGCCGGGGTCTTGATGGGCGGGTGCTTAAGCTCATCGAGGTACTCGTCACACTGCCCCTGGTCTAGGGCAATGTAGGCGAGAGATTGGGTCTCTTGTAGGGCTCTTATGAGAGCCTTGATGCTGTCAATTGTAATAATCATAGTATTAGCTTAGCTTACGTATAGTGCCCTCCTTAGAGAGGATGCCGACGAGCTCGCGCCCGCGAATCTTAAACTCGACTTGTTGCCCTCCGCCTCCTGCGCTCATCGGTTGTATCAGCGAGCGCAGTTTATCGAGGGGAGCGATCACCTCGGGGTTGCTGCTTGCTCCTGCATACTCGCCCGTTAGGGAGAGCGTGGGACCGTACACAATCCCCCCATCCGCAAAGGCGTTGACTTTTGGTATGGAGGTGAGGGAGGCGATGATGCTCGCAATACTCACCGCCGCCATGATGGGCCCCACAATGGGGATACCGGCTTGCGATTTACCGGCCTCGGAGGCGGATACGGCCACATTGGCATTAAAGAGCGATAGGAGGTTGGGGAGGGCGTCCTTGATGACGCTTGCCACGTTAGCCCCCCACTCGAGCCACGCTCCAGCTGCCTGCAGCATAGAGCTCTCTGTCATATCCCCCAGGTTGCCAATAATCCCTCCCATCGTGCCGGCGAGATTGGCAATGTTGCCCACCGATTTTTGTACCCCGGCTACGTATCGATCCCACTCCTTACGTGCTCTGTCGAGGCTCTTTTTTGTTGCGTTGTACAGTGTTTCCGGGGCTTTGTTGACCGCCCCGGACACTAGCCCCTTGGCGTCCCATTTTTTTGCGTCCTCCTGCTGCTGCTTTTTATCGCGGCCAAAGAGGTCGCTTTTACTTGCGACCTTGCCCGCCTTGTCTAGGGTCTCTCCGATGCCGACACGCTTACTCGCTCTACTCTCAATTGCAATAATCTCCTTGAGCTTGTCGAGGATCTGTTGATACTCGTTGATTTTCTTCTGCAGCTGGACTGCATCCTCTTTGTTGCTCTTATTGAGCTGCTCCTGCAGCTTAGAGATATTGTTCGTAAGCCCCTCGATCGTTGTGAGGTTGTAGATTTTCTTTTCTCCTTCCTTGTCCTTTTTTGTGGGTAGGGATAGAGAGGGTGCATTAGTCTCGACCTTAGTCGGTGCCTCTTTTTTGTCATCTCCCCAGGACCCTCCGGCTCCTCCTAGGATCTGTACACCTCGCGCCTGGTTGTTATCGCGGATGGCGCGGGTCTGGTCGTCGATGGCGCGTGTGGTAGCCTCGATTTTGTCTGTTGGAGGGTCGGTAGCAAAGAGGTCTCCCAACCAGTCAATGAGGTCAGCTACAAGGCCGATCGCCACCTCTAGGGGCTTAATGACAAAGTTTTCGATCCACCATCCCCAAAGCTCAAAGATGGGTCCGAGGCTCTCGATGAGCTTACCCAGCTTATCGAGGATGGGGATAAGGAGGCGGACAATAAGATCTACGAGAGGCATGAGTGCCTCGATGATCTTAATAATCGGAGGGATGAGACGGGCAAACAGCTCTATAATGGTACGGATAATCGGCATTAGGGAGCGGAGGGCAGAGGCTAATAGCCCCCCTAGGGTCGATATAAGCTGCGTGATAGAGGGCATAAGGTCACGCACCGCCCCGATAAGGGCGTCAAAGGCCGGCTTAAGTCGCTCCATCATCTCGCCCGCGGTCTCCTGTACGGCCTGCCATAGCTCCTGGCAGGCTGCGCGGAACGTCTCGCTGTTTTCGTACGCGATGTAGATGGCTCCTGCAATAGCTCCAAAAATAAGGGCGTATTTGCCGATTGGTGAGCCGATTAGGACCTTATTGATGCCGCTAAACGCCCCCTTAAGGTTGGTAAGCAGGGGGGTAAGCTGCGCAAGGGGTACCAGCTGCTCTCCTAGGCCTGCCATCCAGGGCAGCATCCCTCCGGTGGCCTCGTTGATGGATATCTTCAGCTCGTCCATCCGGGCGCGCATCACCTCGAGTCGGTGTGCCCAGGTACTGTTGCGGATATTAGCCTGCTCGATGGCCGCATTTGACCCCGTCACCTCCTTAGTCATTGCTCTAACGCCCTCAGCGTTCTTCAACAAAAACTGGGCGGCCACGATGTTTTCACGGCCAAAGGTTTTGGCGAGGAACGTAGCCTTTTCGGTCTCTGAGCTCATCCCGTCGAGGTGCTTTTGTATGATCTGCAGCCCCCCAGCAAAGCCGGTTTTTGTTATGTCGATCTTGAGCCGGGTCTGCATCGCGATAAGCATATTACGCATCGCCGTACCCGCCTCGGCGCCCTTGGTGTTGTTTTGGGCGAGGATTTCCAGCGCGGCGGCCGTCTCCTCGACGGACACACCGGCCGAACTTGCGGCCGCCCCGGCCACCTTAAAGGACTCGGCGAGGTCGACAACCTCCGAGCCTCCGGCTCTTGACCCTGCCGCAAGCACGTTGACGATCCTTGCCGCCTCGGACGCCTCAAGCCCAAATTGGTTGATCGTCCCCGCAAGGGCGTTGCTTGCCTCCTCAAGCGGGAGAGCCCCCGCTTGAGCAAGGAGGATGGTCTGCTCCTGCAAGAGCTTGAGCTGCTCAATAGGCACGTCAATTTGCCCCGCGAGGATGGCAAAGGCGCGGGCGGACTCCGATGCTCCCAATCCGCTCTCTACTCCGACCCGCCGTGCGGTCTTGGAGAGGTCCTCGAGCTCCTCTCCTACGCTACCCGTAATGGCCGAAAGGTCGGCCATGGACTGCTCAAAGTTGATAGCAGGGGCGGCTAGATCCCCGAGTGCTGAGGCTATCCCCTGTACTTGGCTGATAATAGCCGATAACTCAATAGTCTGTATCGCAGTAGAGATACGGTTTGCTGCCCGCTCCCCGTGCTCACCAAATTGGTCGAGAGCATCTCGGGTCTCGTTGGTCTGCTTAGTGAGGCGCTGCTTGGCGTCTCGGGTCTGCTCGCTTGCCTGTGTTGTTTTGTTTGCGGCCGCTTCGGCGGCTTGTGTCGCCTGCTCCCCCGCGCTATTGACCTTAGACTGCAGCTCCGAGACCTCACGAGCGAGGTCGTCGGTCGCTGTGAGGGCTTGAGAGATGTCAACGTGGATAGTGGCAGTATGGATAGATTGGCTCATAGTATTAGGGTTGGTGTATTGGGTCTTATCGGTATCGCTCCTCGATGGCGCGGAGCTCCTCAGGGGTTAGGATGTCGGGAGGGGCCTCCTCTCTTGGAGTGTCCCAGGGGAGGGGAAAAGCCTCGTGCGCGGAGATGGGAGAGGAGAGATGAGGGACAACGGAGGCGTACATAATACTCCGCGCCTGCTCCCACGAGGTGTGCGCCTCCTGCTCCTCTCGCTTGAGTTGCATCGTAGCAATTGCGTGCCACTCCTCCATGGTGAGGCGGGCAAAGTCGGTGGGACTCATACCGCAATGCGTCACGGCAAAGGCAAGGTCG